TAGTTGGATAATTACCACTTTTCTACCAATTGTAGGTAAAATTATGGTATGCAAAAAATCTATGTGAAACCAGAGGATTTGAGGCTGTACTGGGATTATGTTAGAAAAGGTTTATTAAAGATTTTAATTAAGACTCCTGAGGGGTGGATTCCTGAGGATGTATATGTAGAATGTTTCAATAACAAGGCTCTTTTATGGGCTTTCTCGCAGGACAACCGAATAGTTGGTTTTTCGGTTCTGCAACCCCAAGGCGATAATCTACATATATGGTGTTCATATTTTGAACATAACCTCGATCCTTGTTGGCAAGCTCTATTAGAGATTGCTAAAGCTGGTGGAGCAAGTACAGTAACTTTTGACTCTCATCGTAAAGGGTGGGATGTGGTAGCAAGAAAATATGGGTTTAGACCTAGAAAATGGATAAAGGATATTTAGCATGGGTGGAATAGCACAAACAGTAGGCGGAATATTTGGTGGCGGTGGCGGTGGACAACAAGTTCAAGATAGAACTACGACTACTACAAATCAAATTGATCCAATGCTCAAGCCTTATGTAGAGTTTGGTCTAGGCGAGGCAAGACGCCTATACGAAACACAAGGCCCATCCTACTTCCCAGGGCAGACCTATGTTAGCCCTACAGAAACTACCTTATCTGCGCTACAAGCTGGTGAGCAACGAGCTGGTGCTGGCAGTCCATTACTAAGAGCAGCACAAGCTGAAAACTTAGCTAATGTACAGGGTCAATACTTAGGTGGAAACCCTTTCTTTCAAGGCGCATTTAATCCTGCTGCCAAGGCTGCTCAACAATCCTATTACGATGCTATCCAAAATGTAGCCTCTAAAGCCTCTAGTGCTGGTCGCTATGGCTCTGGTGCTTATGGTCAATTAACAGATCGTGCTGGTGGCACTTTTGCTAATGCGCTTACTGATACTGCTGGCAAACTAGCCTATCAGAATTACTCAGACGAAAGAGCAAGACAGGCTGCTGCTACGGCTGCTGCACCTGGTATGGCAGAGGCAGATTACGGAGATATTCAGCGTTTACTAGCAATTGGACAGGGCAGAGAAGGTTATGCTCAGACTGCATTGCAAGACCAAATCAATCGTTATAACTACGAGCAAAATCTCCCACAAGCTAAACTGCAATCATTCCTAAGTGGCGTATATGGCGCACCTAGTGGCGGTATCTCTGCCTCTACTCAGCCTATCTACTCTAATCCAGGGCAACAAGGTTTAGGTAACTTGCTAGGGATTGCTGGTACAGGCGCACAAATCTATGGTGCATTTAAATGAACTTCAACTTCCTAGATGATCTTTTTCGAGGTATTGGTAATGTAGGTGCTGATGCTGACCAGTTTATGAAGCGTGAGATGCCATTTGATTCTGGATGGGGTGCGCCTGCTGCATTAGTAGCTACTTATTTTGGTGCGCCTTATGCTATGGAAGCCCTAGGTTCAACTGGCTCTGCTGGCATTGGTGGTGCAGAGGGCTCAATCGGTTCTGGTGGAATGAATAGTCTTTTATCTAGCCTTGGCTTAGATGGTGGATCAATGGCTGGTCAAGAGGCTTTCCAATTGCCAATGCAATCATTTACTCCAGACTATTTAAATTCACTTGCCCAATATCAAGGAGTTGATGCTGGTGATGCAAGTTTATTAGATAGACTGCTTGGCAATACTGAGCAAGGTTTATACAAACAAGAAGGATTAGCTCAAAAAGCATCTGGTCAAACAGTAACAGATTTGTTAAAGAAACAAGCTCAACAAAAAGCTCTTAGCCAATTAGGGCAAAGCGGATCTAAAATGCAAGAGCAAAATACTGCTCAACAAGCAGACCAAAACAGAATGGCTCAGTTGCAAGCAATGATGCGTAAAGGTCAAGGCGTAGATACAACTACTGCTCTGCTATCTTTATTGCAAGACAGACAGCAATCAAGACAACCTAGAATATCTTTAATCTGAGGCACACATGGCATATATTCCATCCTATTATGAAGGCTTACTATCAGAAGATGATATGTCATCTCTGCGTAACCAAGCACTTGCATCTGGATTACTAGGCGCAGGCGCAGCATTTTCTAGAGCTGGCGCACCATCTCTTATGCCACAGGGTAGTGGGTTTAGCGAGGCATTATCAGGCTTTAATCAAGGCTATCAAGGACAAGTAGATACTGCGTTACAGAATATGCTCAAAGCTACTCAGGTTCAAGAGTTAGTGCGTAAGCAAAAAGAGGCGCAACAATTAAAGCAGTTATATGCAAGCGCAGCAACTCCTAAGTATCAAACAGTACCAGGCATACAAACCGCCATCCCTTCAGAAATAGGCCCTGCTGTAACGGAAACTCCTGCAACTCAAAAGTTAGTAGGTTATGACTACGATCTAGCTAAGATTATTCCTCAGTTACAGGCTAGTGGACAGTTTGGTGCTATTAAAGATATTGCAGATAGCATGAAATCTTTACGCCAATCTGGATTGATGGCTGGTGGTGGCGCTCCAGCTCCTAGCCCATTCGCTGCCTATACACAAGCTACAAGCCCACAAGTAAGAACTTTAGCTGCTCAATTAGAGCAAGGATTTAAAACAGGCGTGATTGATGAGGAAACTGCATACAAGCGTTTAGACTCTTTAGCAAAAATGGAAGATTCTTTTATTAGCCGTCAAATTGCATCTGGAGAAAGAGCAGATAGACAAGCTCAAGCTGCTGCTGAAAGAGCAGATAGAAAAGCAGAAGGTGCTAAACCTACTGAGTCAGAGCAAAAGGCTGCTGGATTTGCACAGCGTATGGAGCTATCAGACCAATTAGCCAAAGATATAGAAAGCAAGGTATACGCACAGCAGGCAGCAGGAAAAGATGTTGGCACAATGTATCCAACTGCTAGAACTCAAGCTCTTGGTGCTGTTCCGTTAATTGGTTCATATTTAGAAAATGTGGGAAGTTCTGTACAGCAACAATTATATAAAAATGCTCAAGAAAACTGGGTTCGTGCAAATCTGCGTAAAGAATCTGGAGCAGTTATTGGCACAGATGAGATGAAAGATGAGATTAGAACTTACTTCCCACAGCCAGGTGAAAAGCCAGAAAAGATTGCACAAAAACAATTGCTAAGACAAGTAACTCAAAATGCAATGAAAACGGCTGCTGGCAAATCTTATGTACCATTCGACATGAATCAATATAAAAAAGATAGAGGATTAGAGTAATGGCATACGAAAAGTTTGAAAAAGTTATTCGTAATGTAGATAAATTATTGGCTAATCCTGATGTTAAACCACAAGAAATTAACCAATATTTAAATGCGGAAGGTTATTCAGCATCTCGATTTAAAGGTGCTGCTGAAAACTATGCTAAAGCCAAAGGCGCAACATCTACCTATGGCAATATTGAGGCTGGTATTCAAGGTCTAACTTTTGGCTTTGGTGATGAGTTTGAGGCGGTCATTAAGACCCTTAAAAACAAAAAGCCATACGAGCAAAACCTTGCTGCGGTGCAATTTGCCAAGCAAGAATATGAGGCAGAAAAGCCTTATCAAGCTATGGCATCTGAAATTGCTGGTAGTTTGCCTGTAGCGTTTGCTGCTGGTAAAACTGCTGTTCAGGCTGCTGGTAAGATCCCACAAGTTGCAAACCTATTGTCTAAGATCCCATCTAGCTTTAGCACAGTAGCAAGCACATCTGGAGCTGGTGCTGCTGGTGGCGCATTAACTGGTGCTGGTACTGCTCAAGAGGGCGAAAGAGCAATGGGCGCACAAAAGGGTGCAGTCCAAGGCGCAATCTTAGCCCCTGTAGTTCTTGCTGGTATGAAGGCTGGTGGTGCAACTACTAAGGCTGTTGCTGAAAAGTTAGGCATACCTGATCTAGCTAAAACCATTGTTGATGCTACAAAAGACATTCCAATTGTTAGAAACATTACAGGTAAAACTGCTGATTTCTTTGGCATGAGTGGTGATGCTGTACAGCGCAAAGCAGATACCAAAATTATTCAAGCCCTACAAAGAGATAACCTTACATTGCCAGAGATTAAGTCTGCAATGGAGCAGATCAGAGTATCAGGATATAAGCCAGAAACCATTATGGAGTTTGGTGGAAAAGCTACTAAACAATTAGGAGAAACTGTTGCAAGCTATCCTGGAGCAAGAGTAGTAGCCGAGAACTTGGCAGAGGAGCGTAAGTTTGGAGCAGGAAATCGTATCCTTACAGACTTCCAGCAAGCATTTAATGTAAATAAAGATCCAATGGAGATTGCAGACGATATTATCAAGTTAAGAAACGCTGCCTCTAAACCATTGTACGATGCTGCTTATGCAAGCCCTGTATCTATTGGCAATAAGACCATAGATAACATTATGTTAGACCCTGCGTTCCAAAGCGCATACGCTAGAGCTAACAGAATTGCTACTAGAGAAGGTTTCCCATTAGCACCATTAAAGCCAGAAGGTAACACCTTTGATCTTAAGACTATTGACTATATCAAGCGTGGTATAGACGATGAGATTAACTGGAGCAAGACTCCTGCATCTGGTCTAGGCAAGGATGAGGTTAATTCTCTTAAAAAGGTTCGTGGTGAGTTTATGGGTGTAGTTGATAGCCAAGCTCCTGCCGAATACAAACAAGCTAGACAAGCATTTGGTGGGCCAACACAAGTATTTGATGCTATTGAGAATGGCAGAGGATTTTTTGATATTGATGCTCGTACACTCAAAAAGACTTACGATGGATTAAACCCAGCAGAAAAAGATGGTTTTGCTATTGGTGCTTATGATGCTATTCGTACCAAGATTCAATCAGGCGCAGATGGTATAGACCAAATTAAGCGCACCTTTGGATCACCAGAGAAAAGAGATCAGATCAAAGTATTAATTGGTGATGATGCCTTCAAAAACCTAGAGTTACAACTAGGCAGAGAAAAGGCTATTCGATCTACTGACATTCAAATTACAGGCGGTAGCCCTACTCAGCGTAGAACAGAGGCAGCTAAAGAGTTTGAGGGTAGTACAGAGCTAGTCCCACAGATGGCAGAAAAAGGACTTGTAAAAGGTGGCATGGATTATCTATTGCGATCCGTTACAGGCCCAGGCGGTAGAACTGCTGAAACAATAGCTCCTGATCTATATTCTGTAGATCCTGCAAGACAGGCTCAGATCGTAGATCGTTTAAAATTACTCGATGAATATTTACGCAATCAAGCATTACAACAACAAGTAGGTGCTGGTGTTGTTGCTCCTTCTCTATTGGAATAAAAAATGGCAAAGACAAAGATTTCAGAATTTGATAGCACTCCAGCTAACAATACGGATATAGACAGTATTAACATTGCAGAAGGCTGCGCTCCATCTGGCATTAACAATGCTATTCGTGAGTTAATGAGCCAACTAAAAGATCAGCAAACAGGCGCATCTGGCGATAACTTTACTGTAGGTGGAAACCTAGTAGTAACTGGTACATCTGTACATACTGGTGCTACTACATTTACTGGTGCTGTAGTGATGTCTACTGCTTTGCCTGTAGCATCTGGTGGTACAGGAGCATCTACGGCTGGTAACGCTAGAACAAATCTAAGTGCTGCTGGTAGTGGTGCTAACTCAGACATTACATCTATTACTGGATTAACTACTGCATTAACTGTAGCTCAAGGCGGTACAGGGGCAGCAACTCATACATCTAAAGGTGTATTGATTGGCAATGGCACATCTGCTGTAACTACAGTATCCCCAGGCACAAGTGGTAATGTACTCAAATCAGATGGTACTAGCTGGACATCTGGATCAGTAACTACTAAAGGTTTAGGTATTGGCGGTGAAGTTTGGAATAATGTAACAGCAAGTAGAGCGTTTGGTACAACATATACAAATTCTAATGCTTATCCAATTCAGATTAATATTTATGGAACAGCATCAAGCGGTAATGCACAAATAACTATTACAGTTGCAGGCAATGTTGTTGGTAGTTCAACTGGTACTGGTTCAGGTGTAACTTATGTAGGGATTACTGGGGTTATTGTTCCAACTGGGGCTACTTATTCTGCTACGCAAACAAGCGTTTCAGCTATTACAAATTGGTCTGAACTTTACTAAGAGAATAAATAATGTCTACAGAAATCGACCTTTTTAAATACGGCCAACTTGTAGCTCAAGTAGATGCTATGGAAAAGAAAATAGATAAGTTAGAAATTGGCATGGAGGAGTTATTGGGGTTAGCCAATCGCTCTAAAGGTGGCCTGTGGGTTGGCATCGGAATTGTGTCTGCATTTTCTACATTTATTGGATTTCTAACACACTACTTTATGAGCAAGTGATGTGGATTACGGAATATCAGAAGGCGTTAAAAGCCTTACAAACAGCCTCGAAGCAAGCAGAGCTGCAAGTAAGGGCTTATCTCAGTCTATTGGCAACATACAGCAAGATGGAGTGGATGTTGCCCAAAAACAAGCAAACGAAAGAATAAGAGCAAGACGAGAAGCAGAGTTTAAAAAAGAACAAGCATTAATAAAGGCTTTAAAACAATGGCAACACAGTAAACAAATTAGCGATGAAGAAGCAAAGTTAAAAATAGACTTTGTTAAAAAACATGGTGCTAAAGAGTGGGAAGCGGTTTTAAAGATAAAAATGGATATTGAAAATATGCGAAAAAAAGATAATGAGGCATATCAGCACGATTTAAAAGCAGTAAAAAGAGTGCAATTTTGGTGTTTTGTAGCAGCAGCAGTTATAGCCTGGTACGCCACTTGGGGATATAAGTGGTAATGGATGATGATTTCAATTTATTAATGTGGGCTTGGGTAGTCGCAACTGCTTGGGTAGCCTTTGGTGTTTACTTATATTGGGGTATTAGATAATGCTTACTTTAATTTCAACGGCTCTTTCTTTTTTAATGGGTGGTCTGCCAAAGTTAATGGACTTCTTTCAAGATAGATCCGATAAAGCCCATGAGTTAGAGCTTGCTAAGATGCAAACAGAGCGTGAGATACAGATGCTCAAAGAAGGCTACATAGCCCAATCCAGAGTAGAGGAGATCCGTACTGAGCAGATTACCATACAAACTGCTGAGAAAGAGCGTGAGGCTCTCTATGCACACGATATAGCTATCGGTCAAGGCGCAAGCCAATGGGTAATTAATCTCAGAGCATCTGTACGACCAATGGTTACTTATCTATTTGTATTCTTGCTAATAGTTGTAGATATTGCATCTATCTGGTGGGCATGGCAGTCTGGCGCTAAATTTGCAGAGGCCATCCCGTTGATTTTTGATACTGATGAGATGCAGATCCTGGCATCTATTATTGCTTTTTGGTTTGGCACACAAGCATTTTCTAAAAAATGAGTTTAGATAAGCGTGTCATTGACATGATCTCGCATCATGAAGGAATTAAGGTTAGACCTTATCAATGCCCAGCTTTAATTTGGACTGTTGGTGTAGGTCATGTAATCGATCAATCACACATTAGAGTCCCTTTAGCAGAGCGTAAGGCTTTGCCTATTCCTAATGGATGGGATAGAACACTATCAATGGGGGAAGTAGATGAAATACTTGCTAAAGATTTACAATCATTTGAAAGCGGAGTTAAACGATTATGTCCTAATGGGCTTACTCCTGGTCGGTTTGGCGCACTTGTTTCTTTCGCCTTCAATGTTGGACTCGGTAATCTCCAAAATTCTACCCTTCGGATGAAACACAATCGAGGCGAGTTTGAGTCTGCTGCCGAGGAATTCCTAAAGTGGAATAAGGCTGGTGGCAAGGAATTAAAAGGCCTTACAAACAGGCGTAAAGATGAAAGAGCTTTATACTTATCTTAAAATGGGTCTGTTAAATTAACATACTTAAACCAACTGACAGGGACATCAAAAAAGAACTCCCCACTAGGGACTTCCCTATTATTGACCTCTATCAATGGA